ACTCGTCTGCAATACCGTACTCTCCTGCAAGCTGTGCTAACTCGAAGTCTGTGAAGTCTTCCCACATAACAATCTCCCATTCAATAACGTAATTCTACTACAAATTGAAATAAAAGACAAGCGTTTTTTACAAAGAAAAAACCCCTGTATTTACAGGGGTTTCGGGTTAGTTCGTTGCTATGACAGAGAAGTCGTTTCGCTTCTCAAATTTGATGACACTTCGGAACTTGTCGAACAACTGGTCTCCTTTGTGAGAGATAACGAATATATTGGAGTTTTCTCCAAAGCTATTCATCAGGTTCAAGAAGTAGTCTGTTCCTGCTGTGTCTAGAGAGGAATCAAAGATCTCGTCTAAAATCAATAGGTTTGTATTGACCGAGTTCTTCATCTTTGCGATTTGTCTCCACGTGAATAAGATGGCTAAGTCAATACGCATCTTTTCACCTTCAGAGAAACTAGCATAGGTAAAGTCATCTCTGTGACGAGATTTGACAGTTTCGTTAAATGCTTCATCCAATTCAAAGTGGATATATGCATCCATTGCATTAAGATACTTGTTGATAAGTTTGTTCATCGCTGGGAGATACTCACGAATAATTGCAGTTTTAATACCTGTGTCTTTCAGCAACACGGTGGCAACTTCTTCTAGATTGCGGTGTTCCAGCAACTTATTCTTATCAAGAACTTTAGATAAAGCATCTTGTGCTAGTTCTTTCAACTTGCGCTTTTCTTCATCGATGTTAGCTGTGTCTTGTGTGTGGTCTTGAATTTCTTTTTCCAACTCAGTGTTTTGTGTATTGAGCAATGTGATAGTAGAAACTTTAGTAGATAACTCAATGTTCTTGTCTGTAATCTTATCCATTATATCGTTCATTGCGACCAACTTATCATTCAACGAACTTAAGATGTTACTTAATTCTTCAATCTTAGAATTATTATCTTCCATCTTACCGTTTAAGTCTTTGAGAATTTTCTGTTTGTATTCTTCTGGAATATCCTGAGAACAAGATGGGCAAGTATCGTGGTCAGAGAAAAAATGAACATCGTGTTCACACGTCTCAACCTTTTGTGACAACTTAGATTTTAGTTGTTTTGCTTTATCAATGTCTTCATTAATTTTATCTTTGTTTTGTGTCTGTGCACGCAACTCGGCTATTTCTGCACCCAGAGTTTGTACCTCTTGTTGTGTTGCAGCGATTGTCTCATTATTAGCCTGTATTTTTGTTTGTATATTCTTAATGGTTTCAGTCTTTGCTTCAGATATCGTTTTAATAAGAACCTGTTGTGCTTCAACTTTATCTTTTGCAGATTTAATCTGATTCTCAATATTGATAATAGCATCTTTAGTTTCCTGTGCCTTTACCTTCAACAACTGATTCATTGTAGAGAAAATTCTGATATCAAGGATATCTTCGATAACCTCTCTTCGCTGAGCAGATGGAAGCTGCATGAATGGAACGAAAGAAGCTGAACCAAGAATAACAACTTGTGTAAATGTTTTGTAATTTAATTTAAGAATTTGCTGCTCAAGAACTTTTTGATAATCTCTTGCAGCTGCATCTTGATTGAGCATGATACCATCACACCAAATTTCAAATACATTTGGTTTGATACCACGGACAATTTTATATTCTTTTGAGTTGACAGAGAACTCAATTTCTACTAAACATCCTTTACCATTGATGCTATTCACCAACTGTGCTTTATTAATATCACGGAATGGTTTACCAAAAAGCGAAAAGCACAATGCATCTAAGATTGTGCTCTTACCTTCTCCGTTTTTACCGATTATTAATGTAGTGCTAGATTTGTTTAATAAAATTTTGTTGGGAGAATTTCCTGTTGATAAAAAATTCTTCCAACTAACTGACTTAAATAAAATCATTTAGACTTCCATTTCATTCCAAGCGATCTGTAAACATATCGTAAGAAAAGGTTGGGTTTCTTTTTAGATAGAATAGTAATTGGTTGTTGGTCAATATCAATACAAAGAGTGTTAGCACTCCAATTAGGAACACTAGCTCCAGTAATACCATTGACCATTACCCAATCCACTGTTGATGATAACAAACTTCCACGTTTAGTTCGTTCATACTCTTGACATGGCGTATAATCTAAATCAAGAGGAATCTGTTCTGTTAGTGGAAAGAAATACTCAATCTCCAGTTGTTTCATTATACCTCCACGTTAATCGCTTCAGTGTACAAAGATCTCATAAAAGTTTTGACATGTTCTTTATCTACATCTGTCTGAATAGAATCAATGTAGTGACCAAGAACTGATATGGTGTCTTCCAGATTAATGTTCTCATCGATTTCACCATCTTGAAACTCTGACATGTCTTCAATAATTTTAATCTCGAAGCATCCCTTATTATACAACTTTTGAACGAACTTGTCAAATTTATAATAGTCGGTTTTGTTTACAACGACCATCTTTACATACTTGTCTTTTAAATCTAACTCATCTAAATTGACAGGTTCTCTTTCTTTGTCGTCGTACTCGACTCGGGAGAACATAGTATAAGGATTTGCAATAAATTCTTTTTCTCGACTTGATAAATCAAACAGGTGGAATCCTCTGGGATCATTGTAGTCCTGCCAAGTGAGTTCGTATGGGTTTCCAAGGTAGAAAATATGTCCATCGTCAGAACGGTGATGGTAATGCCCAGAGAAAACCAAATCAAATTTCTCAAATAATTCTTTAGAGAGTCCTTCATGACTTTCCATACCCCTATACATCGCAAAACCTGCGATTTCAAAATGTCCCATGCATATCTCAGCATCGGTGTTGTTGATTACATCTAGTGACTGTTGATAATTCTCAGGACATATCCATGGCATCATACAAATATTGACACCTAATGGATTCTCTGGTGTTTGATCTAATTTGATAACTGTTGGTTCATCTATGACTGTAATATTTTCATATTCTTTTAACAGTAGATCTGGAGAGTTTACTTCGTTAGTATTCTTAAAGTAAGTGTCGTGGTTTCCAGCCAACATGTAAACTTTGATATTTTTCTGCCTGAGTTTGTCAAAGAACATATCCTTTGCTCGTTGTAGAGCATAGAAGTTTACATACTTTCTTCGGTCGAATGTATCACCAAGAATAAGAACAGTATCAATATTATTTTCTTCTAACGTAGGAAAGAAAATGTTATCATAAAATTTCTGAAAGAAATCCAGAAACGTAACACTATCGTTTCTGGCTCCAAAGTGTTGGTCTGTAATTATAGCTACTCTCATCGTTTATACAAAACCTACCTTTCTTGGTGTGCTGTTGGCTGGAGACTTATTAAAAATCTCAGCGATAGAGTATTCACCACTTGCTTGCACTGGAACAACACCACCAAGTTTCTTGGAAAGTTTCTTCGCTTGGTCAAGTGTCAGTGGTTTGAATTCCAAAATATCGAAACATCTTCCTGGACGAATAAGTGCAGAGTCAATGTCACGGATAGAAGGTAAGTTAGTAGAGAAAATCATTTTCTTACCTTTTGTGGTGACAAGACCATCACCAACATTCAAGAAGCGGTGCATCATGGTATTACCATCTGAACGAGACTTTAAGAATGCGTCAGAGTCTTCAAGAACCATAATGCTTGCATCGTCTTCAATGAACCGTGCAAAGAACCCATCTTTGTCCAAGATGTTTGAATCGTATGAAACGATTGCAGATGAGTTGGTGTGCGCCAACAATCCACGGATGAATGTAGTCTTGCCAGTTCCAGGTGGACCAATCAACAGAAGAATGTTAGCAGATGAATTCATGTAACGTTCATAGTAATCAGTCAGGGGTTCACCATTAAGGAATGGGTACATCTCATCAACTGGGAGGCGATCACGATTCAGCGGAACGCTGACAGAGTTGCCATCGCTGGAATAAATCCATTCAATATGAGAAGTTACAACAGAGAAGTTGGTTGTAACCAGTTCGATAATATCTTTAGCAAACTCTTCATCGCCATACGCACGTACAGTAGTAGAGTTGCTATCAACATCGAACTTAATAAAGTTATTAGTTTCTTCTTCGATAATCATACCAGAAGAAGAGTTGTTTTGAACGTAAAGATAATCGGAGAACTCGTGTTCAGCCCAGCGTTGCCAAGTCTCACGATTACACAGAACGGTAGTGTCACGCTGGACAGTTGTCTGTTTATTGTCAATTCTACGTTTCAGGATCTCTGCTGTTACCAGATCTTCAACGTCAGATACTCCTAAAAATATAGTTTCTTTATAATCCATAGTCTTTCCCAAATGTATACCCATGTCCATCGGATCCCAAACGTGTCTTCTCAAGAGACGTTTAGTTCTTTTTCTTGCTCGTGACCGTTTTACTCTTCTTCTTGCCATTTTGTAAACTGATGGCGCAAGTTTTTCGATCTTTTGAATAAGATTAGAAAAATCACTCACTAGGTTCACCTTCTATGTTGTCCATAAATTGGTCTAAATTCACTTGTTTCTTTTTCTTACGTTCTTTCTTGCGTTCAATAAAATCATCGAAGGTGTTGTTGTTTTGCATAAAGTCTAGGTAAGCATTATGAAATTCACCACCCTCGTCTTGCTCCTGTAACTCAAATGCTTCATACGGCATATCTTGAATTAACTTACCTTTAATGTAACTCTGTTTCTTTTCCTTTGCGATTCTTCTTAAGAATGCATACCAGATAATCTGGGTGAAATAAGAAAACGGATTTTTGGATTTGGATGGATCGAAGTTATCAATGTATTGAATACAATTTTCTACACCATCGAGAATCATATCTTCACGATACGAATAGTTAATAAAGTTAGGTTTGTAAGATAAGTGAGTAGCAATTTTCAAAAGACATTCACCTATGTAATTGCTTACGATAGGTTTAGGTAACCCTTGTTCTTTTGCTTCTTCTACTTGTTTTCTATACTTTATTAGTTCCGCCAGTAAGTCAGCGTTGTTTACATAATGTGCCATACATACAACTTCCTTGAGTCAATTTTCGATTAGTATACAGTAAGATCAGAGAAAAGACAAATCTTTTTGTTTCACAACATTGCAAAATATATTTGCTTTTTTATTTGTCTTGAGGCATAATTCAGGGTGTTAGGGGTTGATGACGAGATTAGTTGATTGTATTGTTACCCTTGACAAAGTTTAGAGGTAGTTCTTCTTCCTCTGTTTCTCCCAATAGAGTTTTCAACATATCAATACGTTTCTTCAAATTCTCTTCTGGTTGAGTTTCTTCTGCAGGGTTAAACGTAGTAGTTCTCTCCTGTTCGGCAACAATCTTTTTATAATGGGGAATGAAAGCGTGATGCAATTTCTTTATGAACATTACGTTGCGTTTGTGCAAGATGTATTTGTTTTCTTCAGAGAATGGGCAAAGAGGAACTGCAGTCACCTGCTCCTTACCAGCATGCAATATAGGATGTGTTCTGATGCACATCGGAGATGTTAATTCTATATATTCATCGTCTTCGGCAGAAAGAACAGCCATGACATCTTCACCACTAACCAGTTTTAAAATAATAAAAAGTTCGTTACCAGTTAACATAATTCTACCTCTACGAGTTTTAACTTAAACTCTTCTTCTGTGTAAGTTCTATATCTTTCTGCAGCATGATTCAATGTGTGGTTCTTCCATGATTTCCAGTGCAAATCATCAGCAAGATCGTAAAGATTACAATGCGTCTTACCGTTTTTCAATCTCAATCCACGACCAATACTCTGGAGATTACGGATCTTGGATTTGCTTGGCGATGCGAAAACGACATTCTCGATAGACGGTATGTTGATACCAGTAGAGAATGTACCAAAACTAGCAACAATAATAGCATCACCCTCTTGTTCAGTGATGTGACGGATTGCTTCACGGTCTGAAGTTTCTGTTCCACCATAAACAAAAAAGATTTTTCTATTGTCATGTGCCTTTTCTTTAATCATCTCGTATAAAACCTTTCCATGTTTTTCAACATATTGAAAAAGAACGAGAGTGTTACCTGTGCTATTTAATGCAAGGTTACGAATAAATTTATTTCGTTTTTCATTGGATACAATCCAATCAATCTCATCTTGGTATGTGTTGTTTTTACGAGATTGTCTTACGTCTTCTGGATATTTAAACACCACACAAGTAATATTTAGCTTGGCTAGTTTGTCTGAATCCATCAGTGCTTTAGTAGTAGTCACTCTATGTAGTGGACCAAACACACCTTCAAGA